ATCGGGGCCGGCACTTGTACCATTACGGCCGGAACAGCAACAGTTACAACGGCGGGTTCGTTAGCGTTGGCGCAATGGGGGGGCGGGTCGCTTTATTTTACCTCGGCGTCAGCAGCAATATTTTTTACCGGGTCAGGCGGCGCCAATTACGGGGTAGCGACGGGCGGTACTAGCTCGTCGATTACCGTTTCCGGCGTTAATTACACTCTTTTAACGTTTACAAGCGATAGTAATTTGGTTGTTTCTAAATCCGGTTTATTCGACGTAATTTTGGTTGGCGGCGGCGGTTCGTCCGGAAACGGCGGCGGTGGCGGCGGCCAAGTTTTAATTGGAACCACATATTTTGACGCGGCAACAATAGCCGTAAAAATTGGTGCGGGCGGTGCCGGTTACGGCGCAAAAGGTACCAACGGTTATTCGTCCTATATCGGTACAAACGTTTACGCACAAGGCGGCGGCGGTGGCGGTTGTTTAATGAGCGGCGGCGGTACCGAACAACCGGGTTTAATTGGTGGAAATGGTGGCGGTGGCGGCGCTTATATTGCCGGTGGCGCGTCAAGTAGCGGTGGTTATGCGGGTTCGGCAAGTACGACGGGCGACGCGGCTGCCGGCGGTGGTGCCGGCGGAAACGGTGGCGTAAATAATGGCGGTATTGGTGCGGACATTTCTTTATGGCTCGGACAAAGCGCCGGAACGACCTATAAAGCCGGCGGCGGTTCCGGATCTGCGGCGGGCGCAACCGGTGGCGCGGGCGGTGGTGGGAACCGAGGCGTAGCCGGAACAGCAAATAGCGGTGGCGGTGGCGGCGGTAACGGTACTTTTGCCGGCGGATCCGGAATTGTTTACGTAAGGTTTAAAGCATGAACAACCACCAATATTTCGCGCAAATCGACGAAAATAATATTGTTATTGACGTAGCGGTAGTTACACGCGAATTTATGGCGGAAAACCCCGACCGTTACCCCGGTACATGGGTCGAAACGTTTATAAATGTTCCCGGTAAAAATTACGCAAGCGTTGGTTATATCTACGATTTTGATACTAAAAATTTTGTATTTCCAACGGTAGTAGTACCACCAACTAAACCCGATAATGCGGCGTAACGTGTCGTGGCTACTGAAATTGTGGTGGCTTTTATCGGTGGCGGTTTCGGTTTGGTCATTGCGCTTATCGGTAAATACGCGAAAGAAAACCGAGCCGACCACGGAACCGTACAACGCGCACTAGGCCGCATAGAACAAAAAATAGACGGACATATTGAGGCCCACAATGACTAAGCAAACTAAAGCAATGTTGGCGTCGTATGCCCGTTCCGCTATCGCTGCCGCGGTAGCCGTGTATGCGACCGGCAATACCAACTGGCAAGATTGGGTTAAAGCCGCCGTGGCCGCCCTAATCCCGGTTGTTATGCGTTGGGCAAACCCAAACGACGCAGCGTACGGGCGCACTAAATGACGTTTGCCAAGGCTAAACCGAATATCCCCAATGCGCGGGACTATATCGGCAATAGCGACGGCCCCGCCAAACACGCCCGCCCGGGCATGGAAGAATTTATTAAGCAAATTATCCGTGTGTCGGACGGCGCATTATTCAACAATGGCAGTTTCGGCCAACGTGACGTTCGCGGGAAACCCGGTACGTTAAGCGTTCACGCCACCGGCCGGGCCGTCGATTTGTCGTACCGGGCGAGCGCGCAGCACCCGAAAAGTAACCGTAAAAACGCTCGAGCCGTCATAAACCGTATTTTGGAACACGCTAACGATTTTGGTATCCAAGCCGTGTTGGATTATTTCCCCGTTCCGCATGGCGCGGGTTGGCGTTGCGACCGCCAAGCATGGGAAAAGTACACGGTTAAAACAATTACTGGTGCGCCCCGGGGCGATTGGTTCCATGTTGAATTGGATCCGCGCATGGCCGACAATCCCGAGGCCGTAAAAGCCGTATTTAAAAGGGTTTTTGGCTAAATCCACCACTAAACGCCACCGGTTGCCTAAGGTCGAATTACCGACAGAAAGGCCAAGTATGGGAAACGAACCGCAAACATTTATTTATGAGGTGTACCTAACCACGTTGGAAAACGGCCAACAGGTCATGTTTCAACTGTTCCGGGAACCGGAAACCGGCAAAACATTACACGCCCAAATGGCGTTCCGCAGCCCCGCCACCGGTTCGTGGGGTATTCCGTACCAATGCGAAAGGGCATAACCAATGGATATTTTGACCAAAATCGCTATGGGATTTGTTGCCGCAATGCTCGCCATGACCATAGGGCAACTACACAAGGGACCGAACGACGTTCCACAATTGGCGGAAACCGCGTTTACAGCCCCGTACAGCCCCGTTACAGCGCCGCCAGTACCTACCACTAGGCCAATCGTCAAAACGACAAATTGCGCCCAAGTTGGCGTGTTAGCGGTCGCAGCCGGATTACCAACAACCGAACTAGGAACCGCGGTAAAGGTCGCTCGACGCGAAAGCCGCTGTTGGTCAGACGCCCACAACCCGGCGGATACCGTGGGCCAATCGTACGGGGTTTGGCAAATAAATTCCTTTTGGTGCCGACCGTCGACCTACTGGCCTACCGGTTGGTTACAGGCCAAGGGCATTTTGGACAGTTGCGACGACCTTTTGGATCCACAAATTAACGCCGCCGCCATGGTTGCCATTTGGCGCAACAGCGGTTGGCTACCATGGGCTACAGCCAAATAAGAAAGGAACCCGACATGGCACCCGACAAAGAATACGAAGAAATCAAAAAAGTTGTTGCCCTAGCAACCGAACTTTACGACGACGAAGCCGCAATTTATTTAGCGTCCGCGTTACGTTCCGTGTGTAGCGACAAGCAATTTAATGCGTTGGTTTCATTCTTAGAGATAGCAACAGCACAATGACGCCGGCCTACCAAAACGTGTTCGCCAATCTCATAACCGAAATTTGCCGGCCGCAACACGTACCGGTAACAAACCCGAATGCCGAACTAATCACACGGCTTAAAAACATGGCGTTTGATTTTGATTTAGAGGGCAAAACCATTTATTGGAAAACGATTATGGATACCCTTGACGCGTTAGGCGCTAACCATGATTAGACGCGCCGAATACGTACCCGAATACGACATACCGGCTACGCAATTTGCGCTCGACAAAGAATACGGGCAACAGGGCGAGGCCCTAACCCGCCAATTTTTGGCCGCTATCGGATCCGGTTCGTTTGAGGTTAAAACGGACCGTTACCGCAATGGCCGAATGATTATCGAAACCGAGCATTTACCCGCCCAAGACGCCAAAACCGACAACTGGCAACTGTCCGGTATCAACACGACCAAGGCGACATGGTGGGTTTACGTGTACACGCTTAACGGCGCGTTCGTCATTATCGACGTACAGCGCCTCAAAAGGTATTTGCGTAAAAACCCGGCGCTATTCAACTGGGAAACTAAACGCACGTTTGGCAACAAAACCAACAACCCGGCCCGAGGTTGGCTACTAGAACCAACACAAGTAATCGACCTCATGACCAATACGGCCTACGACGGCCCAACAGCATTACACCCGAGCCATACCCTATAAATCCCGACACGAAAGGCAGCCCGACATGGCATTTAGCATTGGCGACTACGTAGACGTTCCAACCCGTTTACGCGAAGCATTGAAGCGTTACCCCGATTTGCGGATCCAAGAAACCGACGCACAAGTCGTAACCATGCCGGACGGCTCGACGTTTTACCGTTGTACGGTGACCGTGTGGCGTGACGCCACGGACCCGATACCGGCGATTGCGACGGCCGCGGAACCGTACCCGGGCAAAACGCCGTACACGAAAAACAGCGAATTTATGGTTGGCATGACGTCGGCGCTTGGCCGCGCATTGGGCTATATGGGTTTCGGTATCAACAAAGCCATAGCAAGCCAAAATGAGGTTGCCGCACGTGCGGACCAACCGGAACAGCCGGCTACCCCTCGGCCGGCACCGGTCGATAGGTCCGGCGAAATCACCACCATTGGCGGATCCAAGGCAATTACGCCAAAACAACTTGCCTATATGAAATCGCTAGCAAAAAAATTGTCGCTCGACGAAGAAGCGCTATTTAACTACGTACAAGCGTTGTTAGACGACGACAGTAAAGTACCCGAAGCATTAACCGTCGCGGACGCTAACCGCGTTATCGACGCATTGAAAAAGGACGTAGACAATGCTTAACCGAGATTTGCCGCACGTAGTCGACGCATTGGTTGACGCATTGAATGAAACGCGACGGGAATTGGACCGGTGGCGCGACCTTGCCGCCAAACTGAAACACGCCGTAGAAATCCAAGCCTCGGTTTACACGCCGGACGGTTTCATGTCGATTAACGGCCGTGAAGCAATCCAACAATTCGATTTGCTCGACCGTAGGGACATTGAGGAATGAGGGAAGCCGCTTTTAAAAACACGGTTATCGAACTAGCGCAATGGCGCGGTTGGCTCGTCCACCACGATTTGCCGGCTATGCGACGTAACGGCTCGTGGGCTACCAACGTCCAAGGCGACAGCGGGTTTCCGGATCTCGTGCTAGTCAAGGCGGGAATAGTCATTTTCGCGGAACTGAAACGCGAAACCGGTTCCACAACCAAGGCGCAGGACTTATGGCTAGCCAATCTGCCGGACACGTTTCCGGTATACAAATACGTTTGGCGGCCCTCGGACATGGCGGACATTAAAAGAATTTTGGGTTAGGCAAGCGTCGACAACTGAATAACAATCATGGGCGTACCCCGGTGGCATGGGGCGGGCGAGAACACGCGGGAACGCGGGTAGACGGTCGCGCCCCGAAACAGGCAACGCGAAATGGTTTGGGCAAGGCGACCGGGCTAAACGTAAACAAACGTTTTAAGAACAGCAATAGGGAACGGGCAAGAGGCTACCCCGTGGGCGGGCATTACCTTACTAGGCTTAGCGTCGTGGCCGTCGGGAACCCATAACCCTCGTGAACACGCTCGACGGTCACAACTAACAAACACTTACAACCACGAGCGAAAGCCGGACCCGACATGGAACACAAGCGCATAACCCCGAGGCCAAGCAAACGGCACGTTTGCGCGGCAGCCCAAGCGCGAAGCGCGCGGGAGTAACCATGCCCACAAGCGCAAACAGCAAACAACGCAACCAAGCCGAATTCAAACGGAACCGCGCTCGACTACTAGCCGACGAACCGCCATGCCATTGGTGCGGACAAGCATTAGCAACCGAAGCCGACCACCTACAACCAACAGACGCCGGCGGATCCAACGCACTAGACAACCTCGTACCCGCGTGTAAACCATGTAACGCACGACGAGGACAACGCTACGCACAAGCCAAGCACCAAGCGCAAACCCAACACCCACAAGGGTTTAACGACGTCGAACACTCTCAGCGTTTTTTTTCCCACCAACAGAAGCCCCCGCACGATGTATTTCGTATATCCGAAACGGAACCGGCCTTAATTGGCGCGGATTGGCGGGAACTGGCCGGAACCGGCCGGGACCGTCCTCGATTGGAAACAACCGCTCATAGTGGTTTTGGGGATTGGTCCGGGGACGTAGCGGATTTTGCGTTTCAAGTGTTGGGCGTTGAACTTATGCCGTGGCAGGTTCACGTTTTGCGCGGTATTACAGCATTTGACGCAAACGGGGATTGGTTACACCGTGTTGCGCTTGTGTCCGTTGCTCGACAAAACGGTAAAACAACTTTGAACGCCGCGCTGTTGGGTTGGTTCCTTGCGACCCAAGGAAAAGCCCGAGGCAAGCCGCAAACGGTCATTACCACGGCCCACAAATTGGATTTGGCTACCGCATTGTTCAGTTATCTTGCCCCGATTATGGCGGACCGGTTCGGGGCGGTTGTGTCGTGGTCCTACGGCCGGCAAAAACTGACCATGCCCGACGGATCCGTTTGGCATATCCGGGCGGCTACCCCGTCGGCGGGCCACGGCTATTCGTGCGATTTGATTATCGCCGACGAGGTTTGGGACATTTCCGAGGCCGCCATAGATGAGGGTTTATTGCCGTCGCAACGCGCACGTAAAAACCCCATGCTGTTAATGACGTCGACGGCCGGTACGCAAGAGAGCCGCGCCATGCTTAGGTGGCGTGACCAAGGGCTACGGGCTATCGACGGCGGGCAACAAACCGCGTTATATTTTGCGGAATATTCGCCGCCTAGCAATTTGGACCCAATGGATCCGGCGGCTTGGGTTTATGCCAACCCGGCGCTAGGGCATACGTTGGAAATGCGGGTAATTGAGGCGGAAGCCCAAGCACCTAACCGGGCGGCGTTTTTACGTGCGTCGGTCAACCTATGGCAAGCGTCCACGACGTCATGGCTCGAACCGGGCGTGTTTGCCGCCCTAAAAACCGACGACCCGGCACCGGCCGGCGGCGTGTTGGCTATCGAAGCGTCATTGGACGACAGCCGCTATGTCGCGGTTCGCGCCGTTCAAAACGGCCGCAAAACCCACGTAACGGTGGCGTTCACGGCGTCAAGCATGGCGGAACTATGGCTAAAAATGGAAACACAAATAACCGCCAACCCCGGGCTACGTGTGGCGATTGTGCCGGGCCTAGAAATCCATTACCCGCCGCAACACGAACACCGGCGAACCATAGTCGGGTACAAGGAACTTTTAAAGTGGACAGCGGCCGTAAAAGCCATGGTTTTAGAAAATCGGATCTGCCACAACGGCGAATTGTTGCTAGTCGAACATTGCGAACGCGCCGTGTTAGTAAAACATCAAGGTTCCATAGCGTTGTCGTCGCAACGTTCACCGGGACCAATCGAGGCGGCCCGCTGTATGGTTTGGGCAGCCGCATTAGCAAGCCGACCACAACTTGTCGGCAAACCCGTGGTGGTATCGGCAACCCGCTAAGGTAAAACAGGCGCTAGCCGTCGGCCTATCTGTCGGGGATAAGTGCGGGGCGGCTAGTGCCACCAACACGCCGTTTTATGTGGCACACTTGGCGTATGGCACTATTTGGACGAACCCCGGAACCGTCGCGCGTTGTGAAAGCCGCCGCGGGTAGCAACGCCGGCGCGTCACAAATAAATAATTTCTATTCGTATGTTGACGGTACGGCGCGCCAACGCTGTATGGCGGTCCCGGCGATTTCAAGGGCTAGGGACCTTTTGGCGTCGGTTATTTCTTGTATGCCGTTGGTCATGTACAAGGAAATGTGGAACGGCGAAGAAATGGAACAGGTGCCGGAAGCGCCGCGCTCGTGGTTGCGTCGCCTCGATAAATCGGTCCCAAATTCGACGTTGCTAGCGTGGTTGTTTGACGACATTTTTTTTACGCAACGCGGTTTTTTATACGTTACCGAACGTACGGCGGACGGTTTTCCGAGCAATTTCACGCGGCTACCGTCGGCTATGTGTACAACCCTCGACCAGTCCGGTCCGGTTTTTTACGCACCGTCAAAACAAATTTTGTTTAACGGGCTACCTATCCGACATGAGGACGTAATTCAGTTCATTAGCCCAATTCAAGGTTTGATTTATACAAGCCCGCAAGCAATCGAAACCGCTATTCGCCTAGAACGCGCACGTTTGCGTAATTCGCAAGCAACACAACCGGCGGTTACGTTGCGTCAAGTTGGTGGCGAACCCATGTCCGGACAGGAATTGGCCGACATGGCAGCCGCGTTTGATAACGCGCGCTTGTCTAATTCCACGGCGGCGGTAAACGAATTTGTCGAGGTTGTACCCAACAATGCGACCCCGGACAAAATGCTACTTATTGAGGCCGCTAACTATCAAGCGCTCGAAATGGCGCGCCTAGCAAACATTCCGCCGTATCTTGTCGGCGTTTCCACCGGCGCATATTCATACCAATCGAGCGAACAGGCTCGCATGGATCTATATATGTTTGGTGCCAAGGTGTACGCCGATTGTATTGCGGAAACATTGTCGAGCGACAACGTGCTACCGCGCGGCACCTACGTCAAGTTCGACGTTGAAAGTTATTTAGGTGAAACGCTTATGGGCGACACAAACGAAATTTACGTTGAAGAAAATACGCAGGAAAGTAGGGCTTAATTATGTTGAGATTGACGCCGCAAGAATTGACGCTAGACGCCGCCGCGCCCGGTGAACTGCCTCGCCGGACGTTGGCCGGCGTCGCATTGACCTATGGGGAAACCGCGACCGTTTCCGACGGCCAAAAAGTCCGTTTTGAGACAGGCGCCTTACCGTTAGAGGGCAAGAAACCGAAAATGTATCTTTACCACGACAGCGCCCGCCCCGTTGGCGTCGTCACGGCCCGAGAACTTGTCGGTAATTCCGTCATGTTTGAAGCCAAAATTTCGGAAACAATCGAGGGCAACGAAGCCTTAGTTTTAGCCTCGGACGGGGTTTTGGACGCGGTTTCCGTTGGCGTTGTGCCAACAGACTTTGCGTTTGAACAGGACGGAACCATGGTCGTTAAAGCCGCGGTGTGGGAAGAATTGTCGTTAGTCCCTTACGGTGCGTTTAAGTCCGCGGTTGTCGAAAAGGTCGCCGCGACTATCCCACAAACCGACGAAGATTTAGGTAATAATGAAAAACAGGACCAACAGGAAAAGGACCACGAAATGGAACAGCCAGTAGAAACCCCCGCCGTTATTGAAGCCGCCGCTATTGCGCCGGTGTATGCGCAGCCACGTAGTTTCAAGTTGCCAAGCCCCGCGGAATATATCGCGGCAATGGTCGACGGTGGATCCCGTTGGGCAATCATGAATGAGCGCATTAAGGCCGCTGCCCCGGACATTACGACCGGCGATACGCCCGGTATCTTGCCCGAGCCAATCGTTGGCGCACCGTACGACGGACTTGACCCAATTCGTCCGTTCGTGTCCGCTATCGGCGTTCGCGCTATGCCGGGTTCCGGTTCGACGTTCCGCCGTCCAAAGATTACTGTTCGCCCAGTTGTGACCGAACAGCCAACCGGACAGTTGAACACGCTTGACCCGTCAACCGTCACCGTTGCGAACAACGACGTAACAAAAAAGACATTTGGAACGTACGTAACCATGTCCGAGCAAGATTTGGACTGGTCGGATCCGGCCTCTCTCAACATCGTGCTTAACCAGTTGGCAATCGCCTACGGACAGGCCACGGACAACTACGCGGTCGACACCATGGTTAGCGGCGTTACGCAGACGGAAACCGTCACCGACTTGACCGACCCCGAGGCTGTTATCGAAGCCATTTACGGTGCGGCATACCAGATTTCGAACGGCTCTAACTATCTGCCAACGCACTACTTTGTGTCGCCAGTGACTTGGGCCAAACTTGGTATGTTGGTCGACACGACCGGCCGACCGGTTTTCCCGTTTTTGGGCGCACCGGGCCTTGCCGGACAGAACGCGTTTGGTTCGGCGTCCGCAACGTCGTGGAACGGAAACCCGTTGGGCCTCGTGCTTGTCGTGGACAAGAACATGGCGGGCGGAACCACCACCGGCACCCTCTCGGGCGTCGTCGGTCACGCTGCCGGACCGGCTGCCGGGTTCGAATTCTACGAACAGCAAAAGGGCGCTATTAGCGTCGATGTTCCGTCAATCTTGGGCCGCACCATTTCGTGGCGCGGTTACGCGGCAGCCTTTATGGCAGACGCAACCAAGTTTGTTAAGTTGGTTAACGCTTAACCGAAAGGCGGGTTACCCGCCATGGCGGCAGCACAAATAACCCATAAACAATTGGTCGACAACTACGCAGTAGTTGAACTGTTGACCAACGCGGACCCATTAAACGTCGGTGATAGCGTCACTATCGCCGGCGTCGGGGCGCCCTTTAACGGCACGTTCACCGTAAGAGCGCTGCCGCAATATTTGTTTACCGGTGTAGATGACCAAGGCGACCTCACCTATGACCCGCTAATACCTATCGCCAACCAAGTGTTGGTGGCGTGTACCGGATCCGACGTCGAACGCGCAGCCGCAACCGGAACATTGACCTACGCGGCGACCGCGTGTACGTGGATTACCGCTACCAACATTGAAGATTGGCTAGGTATCGGAACCGCTACCGCATTAGACGCCGCATTTTTGACGCAATGCGCCTCTGCCGCCAATGCTTTTTGTTTTAACAGGCGACGCGAGGCCGGCTACGTGGACAGCCTCAGTACAAGCCCTAGCGGCGCGGTCACGCTCGGAACAATCGCCTACGGCGGATTTCTCTACCGGCAACGCGGCTCGGTATCAGATTTCGCGTCGTTCGACGGCATGGTAGCCGGCGGATCCGTCGGCCTCTCGCCAATGATTAAACAACTATTGGGTATTGACCGTCCGCAGGTTGCCTAATGCCCGTTCCCGCTTATACGGACCTATTTAACGAAGCGCTAGACGATTTAGCGGCCGCCCTGAACGCCGTAACGGGCCTTACTTGTATAACGGACCCGCGCAACCTTGTACCGCCATGCGTACTTGTCGAGGCCCCAACGTTTGTCGCGTGGAACTACAACATTGTAAAAATGACGTTCCCGGTACGCATAATTACGCTTGGCCCCGGCAACCTTGACGCGCAACGGTCACTAATGAACCTAGCCAATAAGGTCCTAACCGCTAATGTTGGTGTAGTAGACGGACGGCCAACAATCGCCGTAATAGGCGGTTCCGAACTGCCCGCCTACGATTTAACCGTAGAACGACAAGCACAAACGGGGTAACCATGGCCTACGAAATTATTTCCGCAAGGATTGGAACCCCGGGCGACCCGTACAAGGTTCGCCCCGGTATCAACGTCGACGCACTTTTGGCAGCCGGATTTATTAAAGTATCCACACCAAAGCCCGCAAAAAATGCTAAAACTAAATCAGAAACGAACGAAAAGGAATAGCCCATGCCTACCAGTATTG